TCAGTTAGGCCCAGAAGCACAACAACGTGCACAACAAAGACAACAAGAAAGGGAAGCACAGCAGCAACCCGAAGAAGTAATAACTCTGGGTGATGATTTAACTGGTGAAGAACTAGATACGGTCAATGATTTCGTAGCTTCTTTGAGAGAAATAGTAGAAGAAAACCCAGAGAAAAAAGAAACTCTTGTAGATAAGTATCTGGAGAAAGTTACAGAAACTGAGAAAGATGACTTACTTGCTGTTAGACCTGTTGTAAATAGAGAATTTAGAGATTTAGCAGCGAAACAACAACAAGGTATAACTGAAGCATATAACCAGTACCAAGAAACTATATTTAGAGCTTTGGAGGCTGGCGGCTACAGAAGAAAAGACTACGGTAAGTTTTTAGATGCCGAACAAAAACTATTGTTTGAAGGTGATCGAACAGCATTACAAAAAACCTTCCCTAAAATATCTGCCACTGCCTTAGAAGAAATAGCGCGGGCTAGACAAGCAAAAGACCTAGCCTATGCCGCAGTTTTTGAAATGAGAGCTGCTCCCCCCGCACGTAGGAGAGGGAAAGACGAAAGAACGCGTGAGCAAGTAATAAGAGACACAGCTATTACTTACGGTGTTTCTCGGGGTATAACCAGTGTAGACGAAGGTACTGACCCCAGCGGGTTAACACAAATACGAGCAGAACAAGAGTTTTTAGAAGAAAGCTATGACAGAGTTGCTGACAGACTAGCAAATTTTACTACTGCTGACCGTAATGCAATAAAAGAAGTACAGAAGGCAAGACCTCCCAAAATAGCTAAACAAGCTAGTAAGTATTTTAAACTACCTCAAGTAGACAAGAATCCTGAGCGTGCAATATTTGAGCTGGCTTATGACTACGCTAGTGATCCCGATACTATATTAGAGCTAGAGAAAAATACTACGGGTTCTTTGTCTTTAGACCAGAAAGTAGCAGCTACACAACCAAAGACAGTTGCTAGGGACTTGTTAGACAATCCTCCGCCTCCCGCTACTAGCACTACTGGTTTTACTCTTGGTGCTATAGAAGAAAAAGAAGTAAGAGAAGCTCTGGGAGAAGTTTCTGCTGGGGTATTTAGGGGAGAAAAACAAAGGAAAAAAGCCGAAAGCAAAGACGTGCAAAGTGCAGTCAACTGGCTTTTGTATAGCTCAAATCTATCTCCCAGAATAAAAAATAACTTTTTAGATTTAGTAAAAGAATTTAGAGACCAGTATAGGCAAAACATAATACGCTCTGTGCGATCTAAGCAGTTAGAAACTAAACTGGCAGAACGTGCTGAGAGACAGAAAGAAATCGATGCTGAGAGGTTTGAAGAAGATACTCAGGAAACAGAAGCACGGAAAGATAGACAAGAAGAAATCAGGGATCAACTTAGCGAAGAATTATCTGCGGAAGCAGGTAAAAATGTTTTTGTACGGCTAAATGACGACCGTGTGCTTCGTATACTGGAAGGTGAAATAACGCTAGAAGACGCTGTAGAAGAAAGTGCTATCCTAGCGAGAGACGAAATATTTGTTGGAGATGACCCTGACTTACAAAAAGCAATAGAAGAAATTGACAAATTAGATACAGCTATGGAGCAAAGCTTTAACGAAGAAGCTATAGAAATTGTATCTAAAGAAATGCAGGATAAGTATAAAGACAAGCCCCTGAGTAAATACCCTAGCAACAGAGCTAAAGAATTTGATAATGCTGTACAGAAAAAGATAAAAGAGTTAAGGGCCGCAGTTCAAACTAGATTAAAATCTTCGGAAGAAATAGCGGGGGATGTAGAAAAATTTTTAGCTAGTGGAAAAAGAATAAAACAATTCCCACCTGAAAAATATGCTGTACCTCTTACAGCAGATGCAAAAATGGATCGGGATTGGCGGCCTAGAAAGGCTCTACCTGATACTAGCGTAGACACTACAATAGAAGCAGCAGCTCGTAGTGGCAATCTGAATCGCACAATAGAATCAATAATAAACGAGGTGCCAAAAGAAGTACGTCCGTTGATACGCAAGATGCGTAGCATGGCTGCTGGTGTAACCATACGTCTGGAATCTTTCAATGATCCTGAAGAAGTTGGCCGTTACTACTACGACGAAAGAGTAATAGCTCTTGACCCAGAGCGCGGACTCAATAAGGAGACCCTGCTGCATGAACTTTCCCATGCCGCTCTGGATCGCATCTTAGCTGACCCTAATTCTAAAGAAGTAAAACAACTATTTGACTTCTACTCTTCTATAAAGACACAGATGGGTGATGCCTACGGTGGTACAGACTTGTACGAGTTTGTGGCTGAACTAGTAGGTAATTCAGAGTTTCAAAACCTACTGAAGAAAATAAAGGCACCAAAAAGTAAGTCTTTGTGGGAGACAATAGTAGACTCTTTACTGGAGTTCTTTGGTATACGTAAAGGGCAAAGTGCTTACGACGCGTCGTTTAAGTTTTTAAATGACATTATTACTGCACGGCCCGAGATAGAACCTACTTCTCTCGAAGACGTGTTCTACGCTAACAAGAACCCAGACGAAGCACTAAAAGAAGTGCTAGATACTTTCCCTCCGTTTAGACCACGCCGTGTAAAAGAAGCCATAGAAAAGTCTGGTCTTGGAGATAACGCCTTAGAAACCAGTTTCGGCGCCCTACGTCTTGATAACATATATGACATGTATGGGAGCGTGCTGAAAGGCATAAAACAAATAATTGATAATGTAGAAAAACGGCAGGCACAACAAGAACGAGACATAGAAAAGATAAACAAAAAGTACAACGCGTTTAATGTACTAGCCCGGAAGTATAAACCTGCATATGAAGCTATGGGTAAGTTTGCTATAGAAATGAGGCTTGCACGTGTAGATATTTTTAAAGCACCACCTGACCCACAAAACTCTAAAATAACCAGTGAAAAAGCAAAAGCTGCTGAAGAAGAAAGACTTAAAGCCTACAAAGAGGGCAAAGCTGCTTTTGAAAGGCTAGGAAAAATGCAGGGTGGTAAATCCATGCAGGACATGTACAGAGTTATGCGCGGTGACTTTGACAACATGTATGAAAGCTATAAAGACGTAGTTTTGTCGTCAATAAGCGATGAAGAGCTAAGAAAGAAAATAAGTAAAGATTTTGATGATAATCCTCCTATAGCTGGTTACATACCTGCACGTAGGTACGGTGAGTTCATATTAGTTTACAAAGATAAAGATACAGGTAAGAAAATTGTTCGTGCGTTTGAGTCAAGAACTCAAAGAGATACAGAAGTAGCAACTCTTGGGTTGAACCAGAGGTTTGACATACAGGGTGAGCTTGATGCAGCAAATACAGACGAAGAGAAAGAAGCGTTACGTAAGAAGAAACGGGATGCAGACTTAAACGAAAACGAATATTTCACAATAGATAGCATAAAAGACTTGTCACAAAAAACCCTACCTCCAGAGGGTTTTATATCAGACGCTATGAACGCCGTTAAGCAAAGCGGTGCAAGTCAGGGGTTAAGCGAGTACCAAACAGATCGTCTGGCTAACAGTATATACGAAGCATATATTGATTTGTTTCCTGAATCTTCTCTTGCTCAAAGTTTCAGAACTTCTGAAGACATACTCGGGCCATCTGAAGATGTAGTACGTGTCTATGGAGACACAATGGTCAAGTGGTCACGTAAGCTGGCAGACATAGAATACAACGGTAAGATACAAGAGGGCTTTAACAAGGTAAGAAGTGAGGGTGCAAATTATGTACGTAAGTCAGCTTCTGATCCTTCTGAGGCAACCATTAGAGCTGCTGCATCAAACATAGCAGCGAGAGAAGCTTTTACTCTTAATCCTACTTATGGGTATTGGGCAAGCCTAGCTACCAGTGGTAGTTATACGTTGTTTATGGCAGGGAACATATCTTCGGCTGTTGTAAACCTAAGCTCTGTACCACTACTATCATTTCCTATTCTCTCCGGTAGATTCGGCGGGATAAAAACAGCAAACGCTTTGGCAAAGGCAGGGCGCATAGCCGTAAATGATTGGAGCACAAACCCAGAATACAAAGTGCTGTATGACAAGTTAAGTGACCACGCGCAACTACGACATACTTTAGAAAGAGAAGTATTAGAAGGTGCTAGGCAAACTACAACGGATTACAACACTTTTACGGCTAAGGCTCTTAGCTTTTTATCCACACCCATATCTGCAACAGAAAGGCTTAACCGTGCCACTACTGGAATAATGGCATACGACTTAGCACGCTCCGATGGTATGTCTGAAGAAGAAGCCGCTGAGTACGCATTAAAAATAGTAAAAGATGTAAACACTTCGGGTATGGCAACAACTGCACCTAAGTGGATGCAGAGTGACATAGGGCGTATCGCGTGGACTTTTAAAGGTTTCATATGGCAAAGCACATACGTCACAGCCAGAGCTTTTGTGCAAGCTACGAGCGGTCAAACTAAAGAGATAAAAAGACAGGCTTTCAGACAGCTAGTGTATATGTATGGCATGAGCTATGCAGTGGGGGGCATGTTTGGCTTACCTTTGTTTGGAGCACTATCTACGTTAGTTACTATGGTTGTAAACCTGTATAAGTATTTTGACGATGATGAAGATGCGCCATTCAATGCGCGTAGAGAACTTAGGTCTATGGGTCTTTCCGAGTTAATACTCAAAGGGCCAATGAACGAATACCTGAATATAGAAATATCTAACCGTGCAAGTATTGCGAACGGTATAGGGTTTAGAGAAGAACCCTATGAGATAGAAAAATTTGGATACACTACTGCTATGGCTCTACAGCTTCTTGGGCCTATGGGTAGTTATCTTTTAGACGCCCCCGAAAACGTACCATTAGCTTTTAATGAAATTGTTAACGGTGAGTTAAGTAGAGGTGTAGAAAGACTGTCTCCTAGTTTCTTACGCAATGGCATAAAAACTAACCGCTTCTTACAAGAAGGTGCCAGAACTAAGGATGGTCGCCCAATAGACACAGACATAAATGCTTGGAACCTGTACATGCAAGCTTTAGGTTTCACTCCTGCTGATGCTACCAGCCTATATGAGACTCGCGCCCTTGCTAAACAGTATGAAAACCAAGTCATGGAAAGACGTTCTGAACTACTGCAAGACAGGTATCTAGCGATAACCACTGGTGATGCTGAACTACGTAGGCGCGTAGATGAGCGTATAAGAAACTTCAGAGCACTGTACCCCCGTCTAATAACGGCAGACACTCTGGAGCGGTCTTACAAGTCACGCAGGGCAGCCGAAAGAGAGTACATAGCAGGTATACGTTACAGCCGTAACTTCAGAAGAGAACTTGATCCTCTGTTCCGTAGGCTAGATAACGTAACCTACTACGGCGGTTTAACCTAAACTCTCCATATACGGATACCCCGCACCCCGTCTTCTATGGTTACTTTAGTAACCACTTTGTATTTAAGACGCTTGGTTTCCGCCAGTAATATCTTCTTGGCTTCACCAGAGTCAAGACACGGTATAAAGAATGACCAACCTTTCTTAAACTTCTTCCAGTTGATCTGGTAGTTCACCTTCTCTATCTGCATCTTCTTTAGTCTTTTCCACTAGTTTGGACATATCCAAGAACTCAGGGTGTGACGTATCAAACATTGCACACCTCTGGGCGGGGGAAGATATAAGCATACCCTTAGACATACGTTTGTTTACGGTGTCCAAATATATCCCACGGTTCTTGAGATCACCTATAAAAGAGTTATAGTCCGTGCTATCTCTGTTAAGCTCGTTGCGTAGCTCCTTTACAGGCACAAATAACTTCTCCGTGTCTGGCTCGTGCCGCATAAGCAGTTTGCCATACTTAGGTTCGAGGATAGGTGCTTTTGGCTTGGAGGCACGCTGATCTACACCATCATCAACAACAAGCATGTTGTTCAGGTTGTTTGCTACAAAAGAGCCGAGTATTGATACGTAAGTATCCAGTGGGGCAATCGTGTCCTTTCTGAGTTGCGAGATCAATGGGATCGCTGCTCTGTATATGCGACCCATATCAAAGTCTATCAAACCTAGTCTACAAGCAATTACCCCTGCTGTTATGTTAGCTGCAATAATTGCCGACCAGTTACGCTCTCGTGAAGTAAGGCGCATCTCTTTGTCTATCTTAGCTTGTATCTTTAGTACGTCCTGTTTGACACCTTCGGCATTAGCTATTACATACTGTATAAAAGGCACGATGGCATGACCGTAATTTTCGTTCAATTGATGGTCGAACATTCGCTTGCCTTCTTCTACAGATATAGTGCCCTCGTCTGAATACTCTATGTAGAACTCCATCAGCCGCATTAGCTCACCATCTGGCAAACTTTTCTCTGCAAACAGTTTCTGAGCAAAAGGCGAGTTAGAGGAACTAAGAGTCATGCCACGCCATGTAGTGTCGTTCTTGCGGTTTGCATTGGCTGTAGCAGTGCCCTTGTCCTTGCCTTTTCCTTGAGATACTTCATAAGTAAAATCACTGATTTGCTTAGAGTCCATGTTACTCATTTCATCTACAGTGTTTACTATATTGTTTAGTATCCCTTGCTTATTTACGCGAGCTACTGCTGTGTCTTTTGGATTACCAAGTAGTGCTTCAGGGTCACCACATATGCTGTTTGCCATACGTAGTATAGTTGTCTTGCCTGTACCCGCGTTCCTGTGCACCAAGTTTATAATTGCACCTTTCTGCCCTGTTAGTTTCAGTAGAGGAGAACCAAACCCTGCTAGTGCAGCAAAAGCGTGAATCTCCATACCCTCTCTGTTATATATGTTGAACACTTCCTTCCATTTATCCAGAGTGCCTCTGGGTTCAAAGTAGGGTGCGTATGTCTTGGTTACTGAAGAAGCAGGAGTGTGATACACACCATCAGCAGTTATTTCTCTTTCCCCAACGATAAATTTTGTATCGTTGTCGGCCCATCCAAACTGTAATCTCATGATCTCTGACTTTTCCTTCGCTTGTATAAATTTAATAGACCTAGTTACGTACTCGTGTAGGAGTGCTGAATTACCGGTCTCTGAAATCACGCCGTTCTTGGATAACAGGCGCAACAATATTCTCTTCTCTAGGTTTTCAGTGGGGATATTAAACTCCCTCACACCATCGTGGGGTGAGTGGAACACAGCTACAGCTACGTAGCCCTCTTCACTGTCCCACATGTGTTTCTTTATGTAGAAATCGTGCTCGTATACAAATACAGGATCATCACCGTCCATCTTGTATACACCCCCTTTCTCCCCTCTGAAGTAAGGTTCAAACCTGTTTACAGGGCTAGCAGGGGCTTTCTTTATGATCTTACCCAGTGTGTACGGGTTTTTTATCTTTCCTTTGTGTACGCAACCTTTACAACCGCCGGGGTTGTTTTTCTCAAACTCCTCACAACTATGCGGCCCTTTTATGCCGACTATTTTCCGTTCTACCGCATTGTGGTCGTAGTCAGGATGGCCTCTGGATATGGAGTGTATGGCCTTACTGCCGTCAATGCAGAACTTAGCCTGAGACAGTGCGTTAAACCATCGAGGTTCCGACAGAGTTTCACGGTTTATCAAACTGTCTTTAAGCTGTAGGCAAGGGTCTTCTCTTGCTACTATTTTAGAAAACTTATAGTTCTCGTTTTGCTCAAGCAGTTTCTGCAAGAAGTCTGGCACAGGTTTGCTGCCCTTTTTCTTGGTTACCGCAACTTCATCAGGGTCTACTCCAAGCAGCGCACGAATGTCATCGGGTGCGTACCGCTCGGCTGTAGAGTTAAGTACCTCTACTAGCTTAGGAGTATCCTTCTTCTGGTTGTAGGTGTTCGGTACTCGTAGTATGCGAGCAGCGTCGAACACATTTGGATCAGCACAAAATTTCTGAGTAATACATACTTGCTCTAACCGCTTGGCAATAGGCAGCCATCTCTCAGTAGGCACTTCTTCCGTAAACGCCCAGTAAATGTGTAGACCGTAACCCGAACTGACTATTACAGGTTCAGGGAGATCAACGGTTCCACAAAACTTCTTGAGAGCTTTTAGTCCTTCCTTCTGACTAGCATAGCCTTTTGGTAATCCTGTAGAGGGTTCTATCTCTTCTGCTTTGTCTCCGCCGCAGTCTATATCGAGCCATATGGCTCCGAGGGACTCTACATTTTCAACCTTCCTACTGCCTTTTTCTTTCAGCTTACCCAGAGCAAAGTACACATCCATGCCTTGCTCAGTAAACTTGTTAGCTATCTTGTATGCTTTTTCTAAACTAGGTGTAAACTTTGGTAGAAGCTTACCCTCCTTCATGCCGATCACATTGTATATGCCGCCTCTTGGGACAACATGGTCTATGAGATCGAATTTTTTCATTAGTCGTATTCAGCTATTATTTCTTCTATCAGTTCCGTAAGTTCTTGATTGGGTTCATGAACACCTGTAAACCAGTTGTAGACAGTCTGTCTGCTAACTCCCAACTGGGATGCAACCTCGGCAACGGGTACATCGTAATCAATGCACACGCGGCCAAGGCGAACACCCAGAAGAGATTGGTCAGCTTCTTTGTTCAGACTACCTATACGTGTCGTATAGCCGTAGCTCATGAGTATTATTTACTCCAGTCTGAAATAAGGTCTTCGATGTCATCATCGTCATCGTCGGCTTGAGGCTTTTGGTTTTTACGCTTAGAAGGCGTTTTGACTTTTTCAACTTCATCGCCATCATCGTCATCATCAGCTTCAAACCCATCACCTGAATTATCAACTCCAAAAGGAGTAGCAGGGGAATCGTCCACACTAAAACCTTCTTCTTTACCGAACGGAGAAGGTGCTTCGTATGGCACATATTTAATCACCTGCACCATTCGTAGCCAGAGTGCTACATTACCGCCGTTCATTTTGTGTGGAAAAAAATCAACAGCTATATTTACTGTACTACCAGTAGTGAGCATGAAGTCTTCACCAAGTAATTTTTCTTGTGAGTCATACTGCTTAGGTGGGTTAGTTAACTTACCGTTGTATTGGGCTTTTATACTAGTCTTAGCCAGATAAGTGCCGTCTTCTTGCTTGTTAAAAATCTTTTTAACTTTAGGAAATTCTTCCGGCCAAGATTTTTCACGTCCTTCCATATATGCTTCTTTCATCAAAGCATACAGTTCCGCTGCCTGATCTTTGTTCATTGTGAAGCTCATCTCGTAAGCGGCTCCATCTTGTGTAGCACTACAAGGAACACTTTTGTTTTGTGATTCGCTCCAGTGGTAGGGCTGATTGATGCGTGGATACATTGCAGTTACTCCACGTATAACATGCGATTTAAATTTCTTACTAGCCATATGCTGCTCCGTAAAAGGGGTTGGTTGTACAGCTTCTTCAAGCTGCTGTGTATTTTCTAGTTCTTCCTCTGTCAAAGGTCGAACTGGTTTGAATAACATTTTGTAGGTGTTTCCATGTTCTACAAAATATATTTCAGTTAGCACGTTACCGATTTCCTCTCGGTTACGCTTTAGATGATCCTCATATTTATAAAGACTCATCCTGTTATCTTCTTTTGAAAATAAACTTAAAGCTCCAAGTCTAATTTCATGAAGATACTTAGAATCAAGAAACGCTACCTTAATCAAAGTAAAGTATTTACAAGGCGCTCCCGCTGTTCCCCATCCTACTTTTATGCTTTGGTCGCAATCTAAGCATCTGGGTGCTTGTTTGTTAGCCACATCTTCGTGCGGAAAGTCGCACCCTACAGACCAACAAACAAGGTTATCGTCCTTGTAATAGTTTCTTGATAATACTCCTCTATCTGTAATTACAACTTCTATAGAGCGCAGAGGCTCGTAAGTATCAGGGTGTATGAAACACCCATCCTTTACCCGAAGTCGGTTCATTTTTTAGAGGGTTTACGAACAGAGATAATGTTTTTTCGTATAACCTGAAGGCTTGGTGGTACTACATCTGGATTAGCTTCCAGAAATTCCTTCATGTTTGTACTGTGCACTCGCTTCTCAAGCAGGTGCATAGCGTCGTTCTCTTTTATAAAGTTGTGCATCTCGTCCCAGTTACTTATCTGAAATGTAGTCTGTAACCTTCGAGATACAGTGCCGGATGCAAGTTTAAGAGACTCACCTTTTTCACCAAAAAAAGAATCAAGTTTCTTAGCTACTTTGTCTTGCTGTACTTTTATTTCTTTTATCTCTTCTTCTTTTTCTCTAATGGCGTCTCTCATACTGAGATACACAGCCGTTAGTTTATCTGCCTTGTCTGTTGCGTTCATCACTACTCCTTTTCAATCGGGACAAGTAGTGTACTGCTACGCTTTACAGTGTCAAGTATTTATTTCTTGTTTATATAAATCGACTATCTTGTGGTGGTGGTCGATGTTAGACCGCAACATCTTGTATAGGCGTGTCTCAACTTCACTACCGCGTATGTGAACAATAGTCATTGGGTTGTGTTGACCCGGCCTATCTATACGCGCATTAGCTTGTAAGTATGTCTCTACACTAGTAACAGGTGCATACCATATGACTGTGTTAGCAGCAGTAAGAGTAAGACCATGTGAAGCTGCCTGTGGCTGAATAATCAGCACTCTAGGCTTTTCGTTTTCCTGAAAGTCTTTGATTACTTTGTTTCTTTTGTTAACAGAAACTTTTCCTGATATTACATCGCAAGATATTTTGTTAGACAGCAAGAAGTCTCTTAGCAATTCAATAGTATGAGTAAAAGGCACGAACACCAGAACCTTGTTAGATGACTCGTCTATCGCTTCTTTCACGATGTTCAATCTGTTGCTTACATCGAACTCAATTACTTCTTTGTCATCTGAGTAAACAGCACCGCCTGATATCTGTAGAAGTTTGTTGAGGTTAGTCGCTGCATTTACAGAAGTAACCTGCTCTCCGTCAGCTTCCATCATCATCCGCTCTTTCAGCAATTTGTAGTAAGCTGCTTGCTGTTTGGTTAACGGTGCCTCTCGCTCTACATAAGTAACAGGGGGCAAGTCGAGACACTGACTTTTCTCAAACCTAATCGCAGGTTGTAGAACTTCATGCACGATCTTGTCTGCGTCTCGTTTTGGCCTCCACGTAAACTGTGTGGCCTTATACATCACTCTGTCTCTGAACTGCCCAAAGTATTTAGGAGCGTTAGGGTTAACTAGCTTTGCCAGACCAAACGCATCAACGGGTGATTGGGCTGCGGGAGTACCAGTAAGCATCCAAAGCCACGGAATATCTGCAACGATATCTCGTAATACTTTCCACCTATTTGTTTGTGCGTTCTTGTAGGCGTTGGCTTCGTCTACGACAACCATGTCAAAGCCACCGTTCATGATCTCGTCTTTGACCACAGCTACCCCGTCAAAGTTTATAATCACGAACTCAGACCCTGCCTCTATTATTTTCTTCCTTCTAGTAGAAGTACCGTGAGCAATTGAGCAGCTACGGTGCATAGCAAACTTAAACAAGTCTTCCTGCCATGCTGATTTCATAATAGACAGAGGGCATATAACCAACACACGGTTTATCAGACCCTGCTGCATGAGGTAATCAGTCGCCCATATTACAGATGCAGTCTTTCCGGTGCCTTGCTCGTTAAAGCAGAAGCCCTTCTTGTGTAGGGTAAGAAAAGAAGCTGTCTCTTTCTGATGGTCAAACGGCTCGTAGCGACCGGTAAATTCATAGTCGCGCATCATAGGAGAAGGCACTTTCTTAACTTTTAGGTCAGCTAGCACCTGTGATTCTTCCAGACCCCACGGTATTA